GGCGCTTCAACGCTGGCTTTATCAGTCATTTCCGATTCAGGATGGTGCTTATCCGACTCCTGTTGTATTTGCGACTCCTAAAGACGCTCATTCGGAATTTGCCAGGTTGTTCAAGGCAGGTAACAATCCGTTTGCCTATCTGCTCAAAGCTAAGGATGCCAGAGGTCATCCGGTTTACACCCCGCATCCGTCCAACGTTTTCTATCCGCTGATTAACGTCAAGCGGTTGAATTGGAGATACAGGGCTTCTCAGAGTTACGCGTATCACCGAAATCGAAGGATCTACTACCCGACTTCCGACCAGAAACCTGGTCAGGTTGTATTGGACAATCTCGGCAATGCCGCAAGCACAATGATGCCGGCAGCGTGGGATTTCAGATTCCAAATCGATTATTTCTGTAAGACTCCTCAAACCCAGTCTGTGTTCGTGAACAGGCTCCAGAGAAAGTTGTGGGCGGGTGGAGGAACTCCGCAGATGTTCATCGTTGCCAGATACCCGTTTCCTCATGGTCCTCAATACTTGAGAATGTTCCTCGAGTCTGACATTGACAGCGTTACTCAAGAAGGAGACAACGAAAACAACCAGGAACAGCGCATTTCCTTCGTGGTTTGTATCGAAGGGTATGCCGTGGATTTCAAAACCGTATTTAGTCCAGTTCTGTGGGAAATTGGCTTAGCGAAAGAGAAAGTTCCGCTCGCGCAGGATGATCTCGATCGCTACTTCGACTTCAATGCGACCTTCGCCGGTCTTGATGATGTCAGAGTTGGTCAAACCAACCCAGCGATAAATTCGCGACCAGGACTGCCACCTGCAAACTAGCGCATAGTTAGAACAGCAAGACCATCACTCACATGTTTCCACAAGTCATCACCAGGGTCGTTGATAACAGCCAAATCACAACGCCGACGAGCCGCTTCCGAGCTGGTTTGGTAGGCGTAGCACAGCGTGGTGCATTTGATGAGGTTACCAACTGCCCGTCCATCTTCGAGTTCGTACGTTTGTTTGGCGCGCCTCTTGAAGGCAGCTTCCTCGGCGATGCCGTGTCGCTCATTTCTCAGTCAAGCGACGGTTGCCGCGTGGTTCGCGTTGGCCAACGTTACTCTGCAGTCGCCAACAACAATGCTTCTGGCTCTGTTGGAACATACGCTCTCACGACGCCGAACGCCAGCCTCTTTAGCCCCGGCGACCACCTTCTTATTCGTCAGCCGAGCAAGATCACGACGCCAAACGCGAAAGTCGACACCGTCGTTGGATCGACCATCAACCTCGTTGCTGTCGGCAGCGAAGCTGTGGCTCTTGCGGACAGTTATGCCGGTGCAACAATTTCTTCGGCCGATTCGGCAAATGCGGCTAACGAAGCTGAAGCTTTCCTGACCGCTCCGACCTACGGTTCTGTGGTCACTGGTCTCGGCACGGTCATTGGTGACAAAAACGCGTTCAAGATCAACGTCAGCGGAACGTACGCCAACATCTCGGTTGGCGACACGCTGAAGATCACGCAGACCAATCGTGAAGCAACTCGCGAAGTCAAAGTTTCTGAAGTTCGCGCCAACGGCGACATCCTCTTCTACACGTCGAACCAAACCGACGTCGGTTACCAAGCTCTCGGCTTGCAGGACTCCTACACCGGCGCGTCTGTGGCAAAAGTCACGGCGCAATCTACGGCGTTGGCGATGCAGATCTTTGCAAATTCTCCTGGTACATGGGCGAACACGCAAGGTCAGTCGACCGGCATTACGGTTCAGGTCCAACCCGGTTCTGCTCCTGACACCAAGAAGTTCCTGATCTTCCAGGGTTCGCAACTGGTCGAAACGATCGACAATCTCGACAACGATCCAGCGAGCGACAACTACTACACGACCCGCATCAACGGGAATTCGTCTTACATCACGATCTTCTACGTTTTCGGTTCCGAACCTCCGGGCAACACGTACAATCCGTGGAACACGGCGATTGCGTCTGCTTCGAACATCGCCCAATTCTCCGGTGGTTTCAACGGAGAGAACGTCACGGATCAGGACTATATCGGCACCATCGACCCGAACGACGACACTCCAACCGGCCTCAAGCTGTTCGAGCGCGCCGATTCGGATGCAGTCGACGTGGATTTCATCGCAGTCCCTGATTCGACATCGATCGCCGTCTACCAGGAAATCGCTCGCATCGCCGCCAAGGTGAACGCAATCGGTATCGGCAACGTTCCTGACAATCTCAGCGCTCGCAACGCCATCGACTGGCACAACGGTACTGGTCTCTATACGGCGAACGGCCGCATCGACAACTACCGCATGGCACTCTTCTGGAATTGGTTCCAGATCTCTGACACTTTCACGGGTGAACAGAAGTTTGTGCCACCGGCTCTCGGCTATCTGCGTTGCGCCGCTCGCACCTTCGACCAAGACAAGCCATGGCGTGCAGTTGCCGGCGACATCCGCGGTGTTATCCCAGAAGCGCAGAAAGTTCGCTACAAGTACGTTTCGCTGGATGTCAAGAATGCCATGTACGGCAACGGCAACTCGGTCAATCCGGTGTTGCTGATTGGCAACTCGGTTGAGATCTACGGTGAGCGCACTCTGCAGCGCACCGAGAGCAAGTTGACCGCCCTCCACAACGTGGTTCTCGTGAACTACATCCTCAAGGGTTTCTCGGCAATCGCTCGCCGCTACACCTTCGATCCAATCGACGACATTCTCTTCCAGCAACTTCGCCTCGATTACACCAACTTCATGGAAGCGGTGAAATCCGAGCGCGGTGTTGAAGGCTACTCTCTGCAGTTGGACAGCACCAACAACACTCCTGCAACTCGCAATGCTCGTCAGGTCATCGTCGATCTGGCCATCATCCCGATCGACGTCGCGGAAGTGTTTATCATCACAGCGGCTATCGAAAAGTCCGGTGCGACGCTGACCAACATCGGAACGAGCAACCTTCCTTCGAATCAGTAATCGCTAAAATTTAGCTGACAATACCATGGGACTCATTAACTTCAAAAATCAGTGGGGCGCAGCCGGTGCCGGATTGGACCAGCAGCGTTCTGATCTGTTCTACGTCCTGATGTCGTTTCCTTCGCTTCTTCGCGAATCGCAGGGCACGAGTCTCTGGGATCAAGAAGTGGCGTTCGCTGTGCAAGAGTTCCCATTCCCGGAACGTTCTCGCGAGACGATGCCCGTCAAGTACCTCCAGCAGACCAATCACCAGATTGGTGGCGATACTGCATCCGGATCGGTCGACATGACCATCCGTTACGCTTTCAACCGCCGCACGGCTGAATTGCTTGAGCGTTGGCACTGGCTCGTGGCGAATCCCGCCAATGGCGGTGTGGGTCTGTCTTCTGCCGTCAAGACGAACGGTTACTTCTTTTGGCTCACTCCGAACATGCAGAAGTTGGCCAATGTCGATGACACTTCTGAAACGAATGTCATGACGCTCGGCGCTCGCTACCGCTTGGAAGGCGTTTGGATCAAGGGTCTGAAACCTTCCAACGCCGACATGACGCAGGCCAACCAGGGTGTCACGCTTTCTGTTTCGTTCCAGATCGACCGTTACTACCCGGAAAACATCGTCGACCTGAACCCGAACAGTTTTGCCAACCTCCCAAGCCTTGGTCTTTCGAACATTGTTGCAGGTCTTCGGAATCCAGGCCCCGCGGGACAGTAACTCTTCGTTCATATCTTCATCATGAAATCTCGTCAACTTATCGACAACATCTTCGAAGCCGAAGAAGCGGCAGTGAAACCGGGCAGTGGCGACGCCACTGTCAAGATCGAGCTCACCGGTTCGCCGAAGCAGATCCAAAAAGCAATCAAGCAGTTGGCGAAGGAAAAGCCAGCCGGCGTCAAAGTCAAGCAGGACGGCGCTACCGTCACGGCCGACAGCGACGTCAAAGTTGACGACAAGAAGGAAGACAAAAAGAGCGACAGTAAAGCTCCGGCGAAGAAAGACTCCGCCGACAAAAAACCAGCTTTCGGCAAAGACAAGGCCGCTCCGAAAAAGGATGAGCCGAAAGAAGACGACGACAAAGAGAAAGAAGACGAGTAATTTCAGGCTTTCCGGGAGATAGTTCCGGCTGCCATATAGGATTGCACGCTACCTCTGCCTGAGGTAGCGTGTTCCGTTTGGTGAGTTGAGTAGTTCTAGTTGACATGGCAATCAAATCAAATCTGCAGTCTCTTGCCCCGGCTCGAGAGAAGTTCAAGAAAGAAATCACTCTTCTGTCCCATGGCTATTCGATGCCTCAACAGCTTCCTGGTGGTGTCGTTACGGTCTTCCCATGGGATCAAAGCATCGACGATTGGGTCTTGAAGGTCCTTCGAAAGACGTCAGTCGACATGATTTCTTTCGAGGTCGTGAAGAAGCTGATCAATCTCGACAAAGTGGACGCCATGCCTGTCGGAGACGTGATTACCATCCTCCTTGTTGCTCGAGCTCTTGCCAGAGACAGCACGCTGAGTTACGACAGCAAGTGTCCAAATTGCTCTCACGTTGAAGCGATCAAATTGACCGTCCCGGACAACCTCGAAAAAGTTTCCGAGAAGCCCGAAGGTTATCCAGGATGGGACGCCGTGACGCTTCCGGTTTGCAAAGACATTGTGAAGATTCGACCTTTGCTTGTTCGAGATGAGGTTGCAGTGTTGGAACGACCAGAAACTAAGATCACCAGGAAGATGGCTCGAGCAGTCGCCTCTTTGGTGGCAGTTAACGACACCAACCCCGACTCTGCAGACGAGGCGGTCATCTACTTCAACGCTCTTCCACCTGCGGATTTCAGCTATTATGCTGACCAAATGGAGCAATTGACGCCTCACCTTGGCACTGAGATCAAGCACAAGTGCGCCGCTTGCAGCCATGAGTATTCTCATGACTTGAATCTCGACGCTAACTTTTTTCGTTGAGGGGGTTTACGCTCACCAAAGAGCCCGCTGGAGAGAGCGATTTCTTTTAGCGGCAGCAGGCCGAGGAATGACGATAGACCTGTTGAAAACCCCGGACTACGCTCTGACGTGGTTACTAGAGTGGTCGGAAGAGCTCGCTAAAGCCGAAAAGGAAGAGATGGCGAAGCTCAAGAAGTGAGGTTCTACTAGTCGTGCAACACAGTGGAAAAGACATCGTCGTCGACGCAAACGGACTGTTCGCGAAGTCTTTCTTTGCCGCCCAAGCCAGCGGCCACTTGAAATACATGGATCGAGGATACCTCATTGCCTTGTTCAAAAGTTTGTTTTACGCAATGAGATCGGAAATCGGTGTTCCTCGCCGAATCCTCTTCTGTTTTGATGGACGACCAAAGACCGACAAGCCGAGAAAACCAAAACCAAGGGAGTACGAGCAGGATTTGGTGGACTTTGCCAGGTTTGTTCGTGACGCGTTCGGCGACAAAGCCTATGCTCACCATGACGATTACGAAGCAGACGATCTGGTGGCAACAGCCGTGTCACGATGCGCAGCCAAAGGTATCCCTTCCATCGTAGTGTCTGGAGATAAGGATCTTCAGCAACTGAGAAATCCTCTGACTGAATACTACTGTCTCAACCGGAAGCATCTGCTCACTGAAAAGGAAGTTTGTGAAAAGTGGTACGTCCACAAACCGGTTCAAGTGGCTATTGCATTAGCGTTGATCGGCGATCCTGGCGACGGAATCAACGGAGTGGATGGCTGTGGACCGAAAGCCGTTCAACGTCTTTTCGATGGAGTTCCGAGAGACGCTTCTCTCGAAGAGGTGATGGATCTCGTCATCTCAAAATTGTCGCCCATTCAGAAAAGAGATCTCAAAACTGGTGAACTTCGCCCGTCACAGCAAGACCAATTTCTTCAGAGTTTAAACTTCACACTACTCAATTCCGACGCCGAAGGTGACTACGAGCCAGTCGAATTCAAACCGAATTTGGAAGTTGATATGGACGACGGTCCTGTGAGGGACGAATTCATCCGAGGAATCACTATGCTCGACCCAGAAGCAGCTGAGCAACAGGTCGCTGACTGGGATCCTTAAAGAGTCAGAATCGGCAGAGCACCGCCATCACCGCGGTCGAAGTAACGAAGCACGGCAAATTCAAATTCAGCGCCTCCGGAAGCGTTGGCCATGAGCCTCACTTGAGGGTAAGACGAAGAGACGGCGAGAGACACGATTTGACCGGCGCTCAGCGTATTGTTGAGAGGGTCTCCGAGATCCGCCATGTCCGTCCATGTGCCGTTGATCTTTTCTTGGAATTTGTAGTTGGCGGTGTTTACACCGAGATTACGGAGGGTGATCAGAGCGTCGACCGCACCTGTCTGGATCATCTCAAAGACGGTAGTCAAACTAACGCCAATTGTCTGTGTGTCAACGCACGTGATATTCATGGTGAAATAACTACCTTAGAAGCGGATTGACCACGTCAAGCTGGGAGCCCAGTCAGACGTTTTGTTGAATCCAGCATTGACGATACGAGCCAGAAGGACGTTGTTGCCGCTGAACAGTCCAAATTCGGTCAAAAGATAACCGTTGCACTGACCTGCTCCGATGGTGAATTCAACTCGAGCTACGAACGGACTTGGAAACGTAATTGCATCCACGTTCTTGGCTGTCACGCCAGCTGAAAATTCGGCAGGTGATTCAAGGGCAACGTCAATGACTGCTGCTGGAGTCGTACCGGTTCCGGTACCGAACTTTTGGCAAGCGTAGTCGGACATCGGAGATCTTGCTCCCCAGACATATGCGAGAAGCTGACGACCGTTATCCAGGAAGAGATTTTGGCCAACCGGAAGAGTGCCCGGTTCCAGGTCGAATCCTCGAGGAACTTTACCTTGTTTGATCCAGCCG